TGGACAACTCTCGTGCCAGACTAGGCCCTGTCGACGTGCAAGAAGTACGTTCATCAAGGGGCCCTGGCAAGTACGACACCCGTATTAGCAAGAACTTAGGCGACCTAGAAGCGTATGCTGACGTGGACGTTAACGACAAGAAGTTAAGTCAACTAGGCGCACGGTTCATGGGCCAAGGCCGTATAGGCAATTACGAAGTGCAGTACATGTATGACCCTGAAACTAAGCAGCCTGTGATTACTGGTGCTGTGCGTAAGGAGTTAAGTCCTACTAGTGACGTGGCAGCTGAGGGCGTGTATGTTCCACAAAAGGACGGCAAGGACTACTACAATGCTGGCGTGCGTTACACCAAGCGCTTTGAAGACGGCGGTCCTGTGAATAAAAAAGAAGTAGGCCATCCAAATGAGTATGCTGACCAAGTAGCGCGTTGGGGCCGTAAGGGTCAAGAAGGCTTTGCAAACATGATAGGCCTTGGCGAAGAGGTTAAGTTTGCCAATGCCATACCTGAGTTCTATTTCCCTAAGGACGAGCAGCTAGACGGTCGTGGTGATGCGATGCGCCATATGTTGTTGCAGGCACAGATAGCGAAGAAGTACGGCAGGACACCTGCTGAGATTGCAAGCTATATCCACGAGAACTGGCTCACTGGCGGTCAGTCAGATGAAGAGCAGGCGATGGACGTGGCCAATGACGCGCGGGGCATGGACATTGGATTACGGTCCAAGGACAAGGCAGACATGGCCTACCAAGCGCTGCAGGCAATCAAGTCAGGTCAAGCTAAGACCATTGCAAAGGCGAAAAAGCCAAAAAAGTTTGAAGACGGCGGGGATGTAACAGCAGATGATATTGCACGTGTAAACAAGGAATCATACCTTTCCCCAACTGGCGTAGCGCCAAAGATTGGCGAAGTTAAGCCTAAGTACCCTGCACTCAATGCGTGGTCCAAGGGCCTTGAGATAGCGGCCGCGCCTTTTGACAAGTACGCCCTTGATAAACGCATTCCGCTAGTAGGCGGCATGACTGCGGCTGACTTACTGGGAATAAACGACACAGCCTCATTGGCCAGGGACGTGAGTTATGGCGATCCTGTTGTCAGGGGCAAGAGCTTACAGACTTCCAAGATAGACCCACGCTTACTTGCAGTGGCGGACATTGTTCCTGTTGCGGGGGCCGCGGCTAAAGGAGCAACCACCTTGGCTAAGGCAGGTGCGAAAGAAGTAGCGAGACAGATAGAGACGGGCACTGGCGTAATTGGCCGTAATACCGTGGACCCAAGGATGTATGCTGCTGAGTTTTATTCTCCGGCAGCACGTGCTGTAGAAAGCCACAAGATGGACAAGATGCCTGCCAGTCAATGGATGGCATGGTTAAGTTCCAATGCACCTAAGGCAGCGAAGGAAGAGCTTGCTCAAACGGAAGCAGGACGATGGCTCAAGGAACAAGAAGGCAATGTATCCAAGCAAGACCTACTGGCCGTGATCAACGAATCAAGCCCAGAGATACAAACAAGGATGATGAGAGAGGGCGATCCTAAAGCGCCAGTTAAGTTTGATTCATTTGTACTTCCTGAAGGAGCTAATCAAAGGGAGATGACATTAAGTCTGCCGGTTAAACCAAAAGGAGAAAAAGTAGACATAATGGAGTCATTCTTTGAGACCCCTGGTGCACATAAATATTTTGATAAAACAGCGGATACTAACCGTGTTGCTCATGTGCGCATGAATGACCGGGTGGATAACGAAGGCAAGAAGGTTTTATTTGTAGAAGAGATACAGTCCGACTGGGCACAAAAAGGTCGTAAAAAAGGATTTATGTCCAAGGATTATACATACCGTAAAAACATGTTGGAGAACAGAGTACCTACTGCTCCGTATGTAGAAGACACTAAAGCATGGACAGGTTTGGCGCTTAAGAAGATTATTGAGGATGCTGTGGACAATGGCTATGATCGGGTAGCGTTTACTACCGGAGCACAACAAAATGCTCGATACGGCCTTTCCAAAAAAGTAACTGAATTCAGCCTTACTCCTGTAATAAGTGACAGCGGTAGATCTATCTATAAAACCCCGCAGGGAGAAGATGTTTATTTATTAACTGGATATAACGGTAAACAACCTACATACACTAAACAACTTACTGAAGACCAGATACGTAAGTTTTTAGGAGAGGAGCAAGCAGGTAAGTTATTTTCAGCAGAGCCGTCTCCTGGACCTGTTGTACTTGCTAGATCAAGGACTCTTAAAGGGGTTGACATGGAAATAGGCGGAACAGGGATGAAAGGGTTTTATGACCAAATCCTTCCGCAATCCACTAAGGATGTACTAAAACAATTAGGCGTAACACCTGAGATTAAACAGATAGACTTTTCTAAAAAACAACCATTGCTTAATAGGGTGTTTAACTCAGATAAAACACCTGCAGTTGACAAAGCAGATATGCAGTGGGGCTTTGACATTACGCCGGAACTTATTGCTGCAGTTAAGGAAAAAGGTATCTCCAAGTTCAAGCACGGCGGTGAAGTAACGGACTTTATTAAATCTAAGAAGTAACACTTGCGTAAACCCTGCAATACCGAGTACACTACGGAAAATACTCGGACGAGAATCCTATGCCCATTGACAAAGTAGTTAACCAAGCCCCTGAAACATCCATTGAGATTGATCAGGAAGGCATGCCCGAAATCGAAATAGTCTTGGAAGACGACGGCAGTGCTACGGTTGAGATAGGTGAAGACGAAGCAAACGACGTAGAATTCTACGCCAACCTAGCAGAAGTCATTGACGAAGACGATTTAAACCGTATGTCAATAGACTTATTGGCATTATTTGAGGCCGACAAGGCGTCCCGTAGTGACTGGGAACAGGTTTATGCCAAGGGCCTTGAGCTGTTAGGCTTGAAAGTCGAAGAACGCACCAAGCCATTCCGTGGCGCAGCCGGTGCAGTGCATCCAATGTTGACAGAAGCGGTAGTCCAGTTCCAATCGCAAGCGATGAAGGAGCTAATGCCGGCAGACGGACCTGTTAGAACTCAGGTTTTGGGCAAGGAAACGATAGAAAAACTACAGCAAGCGTCACGTGTTCAAGATTTTATGAACTACGAACTGACCACAGTGATGGAAGAGTACACTCCAGAGATGGACCAAGCACTTTTCTACCTAGGTTACGGTGGTTCTGTGTTCAAAAAAGTGTATTTCAATGCACAATTAGACAGAATGGTGAGCAAGTTAGTGCTTGCTGACGACTTATACATCCCTTACACCGGCTCAAGCGTCATGAGCCAATGCCCACGGATCACGCACCGCGTGCCAATGGACGCAAACGAGTTTAGAAAACGCGTTGTAGCGGGTGAATACTTGGATTTAGACATCCAACCGGAGTCTTCTGACCCAAATCAAGACCAAATTCAAGAAGGCGTGGACCGTCAAACAGGTTTAAGCCCTTCTGACCAAGCCGAAGAAGTCTTTTTACTTGAATTCCAAGTGGATTATGACATTCCCGGCTTCGAAGACACCGACGAAGACGGTGAAATCACAGGAATTAAGCTTCCATACGTCGTAACGCTTGACGAAGTGAGCGGTAAAGTGCTTGGCGTGCGTCGTAACTGGAAAGAAGGCGACGAATTGAAACGTCGTCGCAATTATTTTGTGCATTATGTGTTGATCGAGGGCCTTGGTGCGTATGGCTTGGGCTTTGTTCACTTAATCGGCAGCCTATCTAAGACAGCAACGTCTGCACTACGTCAATTAATTGACGCGGGTACGTTCTCTAACCTACCAGCAGGGTTCAAGGCCAAAGGCGCACGGATCGCGGACACGGATACACCTATCCAACCAGGGGAATGGCGTGATATTGACGCTGGTGGCGCTGAATTGCAGGGTTCTTTATTACCATTACCGTATAAAGAGCCTAGCCAAACACTATTCCAGTTATTAGGCTTCACTGTAGACGCAGGTAAACGCCTTGCAAGCATCGCGGACATGCAAGTTGGTGACGGTAATCAGAATGCAGCGGTCGGAACAACGATTGCATTGCTAGAGCGCGGCTCAATGGTGATGTCTGCCATCCATAAACGCTTGCACTATGCACAAAAACTAGAATTCCAATTGCTTGCACAGGGTTTTGGTGAGTACTTACCTAAAGAGTACCCATATGACGTACCTGGCGCTAGTCGTAAGATTAAAAAAGCAGACTTTGACAACATGGTGGCAGTACTTCCTGTTGCTGACCCTAACATATTCTCTACAGCACAGCGTATAACCCTTGCACAAACACAGCTACAGCTTGCGCAGGCGGCCCCACAGATGCATAACATGTACGAGGCATACTACCGGGTCTACACGGCCTTAAACGTGCGTGATATCGACGGCATATTGCGTCCACAGAGCTCACAAATGCCTAAGGACCCAGCGACAGAGAATGCTGACGTGTTGGATACGATGGAATTGAAAGCATTTGCTGGACAACAGCATGATGCACACATTGAAGCGCACTTACGCATGGGCATGTCGCCAATGTTGCAAGCGAATCCTATGTCTGCTGCTATCTTGCAGAAACACATCCTACAACACATCCGAATCAAAGCAGAAGAGGACGTGGAAGTAGAATTGTTCCAAGCATACGGCACAGACCCTGATGGCATGGTGTCTATTATCCAGAAAGAGGGTATGATTGCATTGAAGGTAGCGCAATCCATGGCTGACGTTAAGGCAATGCAAGATAAAATCGCTGGTACAGGCGAAGCCCCTGTTGACCCTGTTGTGGAACTCAAGAAACAAGAGTTGGATCAACGTGCTAAGGCTGACGCAGCGGATGCAGCAGCTAAAGAGAAGAGCTTGGCGATCCAACAGCAGAAATTGAAACAAGAAGCGCAAGATGACCAAGCCAGCATTGCATCGCAGGATGCAATTGCAGAGGAACGTGCTGCTATTGCCCGTGAGCGGTTGGCCATTATGGAACAACAGATGTTAGGTCAACAACAGCAAGCTCAAGGAGAAAATAATGGCAGCTAAACCAGGTCTGTATGCAAATATTAATGCTAAGCGTGAGCGCATAGCAGAAGGCTCTGGCGAGACGATGAGGAAGCCTGGCACTAAGGGCGCTCCTACTGCAAAGGCGTTTAAGCAATCGGCTAAGACGGCCAAAGTTAAGCCTGTTAAGATGAAAAAAGGCGGCGATGCCATGGCGAGCAGCGTCACTTACGTTAAGAAAAAAGACGGCAACCGTCCGGTAAAGATTTGCTAACATGGCAAAGAAGACCGTATCCTTAGCCGTGGGCCGTGGTGAGAAGCTTCCTGTGTCGAAAGGCGCAGGGCTTACTGCTAAAGGCCGTGCAAAGTATAACAAGGAAACAGGCTCTAACTTAAAGGCGCCTGCTCCTAATCCTAAGACAAAGAAAGACGCAGCACGACGTAAGTCCTTCTGCGCAAGGATGTCAGGCATGCCTGGCCCTATGGTCGATGAGAAAGGCCGCCCAACAAGGAAAGCAGCGTCATTAAAACGCTGGAATTGTAAATAGTTTTAAGCCTACAGACGAGGGCTCTTGATCGTCTGCCTTTTACATGGAAGATTGAACCATGCTTGAATATGCAGAAAGACTTCTTAAGGAAGTTAGAAAGTTACAGTCGGACTCCGAAGGCATTGTGCTGAACGGAACCATTGCTAACATGGAGCGTTATCGCTTTATGATGGGGCGTCTAGAAGGCTTAAAACTCGTAGAGGATATGATCAAGGACTCCTTGAATTCTAATCCTGATGACATAGATTTTTAACCGTGGAGACCCTTATGGCAGAAGAAGAAACAAAGAACCTAACAGCGCTAGAAAAGAAGTGGCTAGAGAAAGAGCAGAATAAACAGCCGTCTATTGACGACGCCTACGACGCTCAAGGCCAGTTCGACCCATCACTGATACCTGAGGAAGCCATAAACCGTATTCCTCGTCCTACAGGATGGCGTGTAGCAATATTGCCTTATCGTGGCGCAGAACGCACGAAGAGTGGTATTGTGATAGCAGAAGAAACTCAGAAACGTACGCAGCTGGCTACCAATTGTGGCTACGTATTAAGCTTGGGTGATTTAGCCTACAAGGACGAATCCAAATTCCCATTCGGCGCATGGTGCAAAGAAGGCGACTGGATTATCTTTGGCAGGTACGCAGGTTCACGTATTTCTATCGATGGTGGTGAAATCCGATTTTTAAACGATGATGAAATCTTGGGCATTGTAAATTCCCCTGAAGACATCTTGCATATGTAAGGAGTAGAAAGTTATGGCTGAAGATTTAGACTTTAAAGTAGGCGAGGAAGACGAAAGTCCGGCTACTGTCGAGCTTGATGAAGACGGTGGTTCGGAACTGATTGAAAACGAATCCAACGCGGC